TGACCCGAAGTTGGTGTTTCTCGATGTGAATGGTGGACGATTGGAAATAACAATGGATCATTTACAGAATCAGCATTTGTTTCAGAAGGCTTGTATGGAGCAACTCATGATGATGCCCTCTAAGATGAAAGAAACGGATTGGGTGACTAAGGTAAATGAAATGTTGAAACACGCAGTTCAGCTAGAAGTTCCGAAAGAACTTACAGTAGATGGTCAGTTTTTCGATCTGCTAGAAACATTTTGCACAAGCCGTATCCGAGCACAATCCTCAGAAGAATTGTTTATGGGTAAGCCGTGGACAGAGGACGGAAGAACGATGTTTATGATCAATGGTCTAATGGAGTTCCTTCAGCAGAGAAACTTCACCTCTTTTACTAGGGCACAGATACAAGAGAGATTGAAAAAGCTGAACAATGGGGGAGAGTGCAACGGACATAAGAGTGTTAGAAAACCCGATGGAGCAAGAACCACGTTACGAGTTTGGTGGGTTCCCGCGTTTGAGGGTGTAGAGGAAGTTACGGAGGTACCCGAAAATGAAATACCGTTCTGAATTAATACTAGGTCCTCCAGGATGTGGCAAGACACATACCCTTATTGAGATCGTCAGAGATGCTCTGTCACGGGGCATAGAACTGGATAGGATTGGTTATGTATCTTTTACTAGAAAGGCTGTTAATGAGGCTGTAGAGAGGGCAGGGTCGGCATTCAATTTGTCCCCTAAAGACTTACCTTACTTTCGTACTCTTCACTCGCTTGGATACCACGGTTTGGGTCTGGCTCAAGCTGATCTTATGTCTCGTGAGGATTGGAAAGAATTCTCTAGGATGATGGGTATGAACTTCGATGGGATTACGTCTTCGGATGCCGACGATGGTCTTATTCTTCCACAAGGAAGAGACAACGACAGATATTTACGAATGATTGATAGGGCTGCCCTTCGATGTGTGCCTCTGGAGAAAGAGTTTAACGATCAGAGAAGGTATGATCTTCACTTCTTTATGCTTGAGAAAATAGACAAGGCACTAAAAGCATTTAAGTCGGACAGAGAGAAAGTGTCTTTTACGGATATGATCTCTAAATATGTAGAGCAAGGTAATGCTCCAAAGTTAAAGATATTGATTGTAGATGAAGCTCAAGACCTCGTTCCATTGCAATGGAAGATGGTTGAGTTACTTGCAAGTAACTCTGAGTATACATACTTCGCAGGAGACGATGACCAGGCGATTCACAAATGGGCGGGAGTGGATGTAAATTTGTTTATGAAATGCTCTGAGACAATCCGTGTTCTTGATAAAAGTTACAGACTACCCAAGTCTGCCTTTGACCTATCGATGTCCGTGGTCAAAAGAATTAGGAATCGACAAGAAAAGATATTTAATCCTACAGACAAGCAAGGAAGTGTAAATTTTCATCTTGACACATATGACATGGACATGAGCCAAGGTTCGTGGACCTTGATGTCTCGAACTAACTCCTTTGCCAGAGACATAGCCTCCGATCTCCGTGAACAAGGACTATTCTACGAGATCAAGGGATTTCCGAGTGTCAAGAAAGAAATAGCAGAAGCTATAAATATCTGGGAAGGGTTGCAAAAAGGAGACGAGATAGGATTACATGAGGTAAGAAGATTGTACGAACTTGCCCCGAAGACGGGAGATGGAGCCGTAATTAAAAGAGGTATGCTTCCGTTACTGGATGCAGAACCCGTGGATGCCACTTACACCTACGAAAGTTTAGTTAAGAACTTAGGATTACTTGCTGAAAGAGATACAGATGCTCTTGACATTTTACGTTTGGGCAACGATGAAAAATATTACATCCGTGCCTTGCGTAGGAGAAACGAAGTATTAACAGAGCGACCACGGTTGAAAGTTTCAACATTTCATGCGATGAAAGGAGGAGAGGACGAAAACGTAGTGGTGCACCTAGATTCTACCAAACCCTGCGTTACGAATCCCGATCAAGACGACGAGCATAGAGTCTTCTATGTTGGATTAACAAGGGTTAAGAAAAACCTACACATCATTGAATCACAAAAGAAATATAGGTATGATATATAATGGCAAAGAGAAAACAGCTACTAGAGCAGGCAAGTCAGTTAATCTCCAAAGAACGAGCAAAGATATATGGAGATGCACAGTTAAACCATGAACGCATCGCAAAGTTCTGGTCGATTATTTTAGAGAGAAAGATCACAGTTGAAGAGGTGTACCATTGCATGATTGCCGTGAAGATGTCTCGATTAATTCAGACCCCGAATCACTTAGATTCGTTAGTTGACATAATGGGATATGCTGCTCTTTGGGGCGAAGACGATGAGTGGAGTGAAGACGATGGGTAAGGACAGAAACGACAAGAAGACTATAAGCTTCGAGGAGTATGGACACGATTTACGAACAAGCATGGATGTGCTTGACGTGGATTGGAACATACCTTCCGAGTTTCCCGATCTCACCCACTGCAAACAAATAGCAGTGGATTTAGAAACAAGAGATCCCAACATAAAAGAACTAGGTCCGGGATGGGCGAGGAAAGACGGAGAGATTATAGGTATCGCTGTAGCGACGGGTGACTACCAGGGTTATTTTCCTATTCGTCATGCGAATGGTCACAATCTTGATCCCGATATGACCCTTAATTGGTTTAAGGATCAGATGAACACACCTCATATTGACAAGATCATGCACAATGCAACATATGATGCGGGATGGCTTCGTACTGAGGGTATTGATGTCAAGGGATTAATTATTGATACGATGGTGGCTGCCCCTGTGGTCAATGAAAACAGATTTAGTTATAGTCTTAACAATCTTGGTCGTGATTACATCGATATGCGAAAAGACGAAAAGATGTTAAAAGCTGCGGCAAAAGACTTTGGAATAGATCCCAAAAGCGATATGTGGAGGCTTCCTCCGAAATTTGTCGGGCCATATGCCGAACAAGACGCTCTCATGACCCTAAAATTGTGGGAAAGATTGCACATCGAGATTAATCGAGAAGAATTAAATAGTGTCTTTGACATGGAACTTGCGTTGATACCACTCATGCTTGACATGAGGGAGAGAGGGGTTCGGGTGGACTTGGACAAGGCAGACCAAGCTAAGACCTTATTGAAAAAACGTGTCAAGGAATTAAAATCTTTTATTAAGAAAAAAACAAAGGTTGACATTGAGCCGTGGGCCAATGCTTCCGTAGAGAGTGTTTTTAAAGAATTAGGCTTGAACTATCCGAAGACGGAGCTAGGAGCACCCTCTTTTACCAAGCAATTCCTACAAGCACATCCAAACGAAGTTGCCCAAGCTATTGTAAAACTTCGAGAGGCAGATAAAGCCGATAGTACATTTATTGATAGTATCTTGAGGCATGAACACAAAGGTCGTATTCATTGTGAATTTCACCAATTACGATCTGATGATGGGGGGACAGTCACGGGTAGGTTTTCGTCGTCGAATCCAAATCTACAGCAGATACCTGCTCGTGACCCCGAAATCAAAAAGCTGATTCGGGGTCTTTTTATACCCGAAGAGGGGCAGAGATGGGGTAGCTTTGATTACTCCTCACAAGAGCCTAGGTTATTGGTTCATTACTGCTCCGTGCTTAGACCGTCTGACAGACATCCTATAATAGATGACGTTATAGAGGAATATCACAAGGGCGATGCCGACTTTCACCAGATGGTAGCTGATCTTGCCGGGATAACCCGAAAAGAGGCAAAAACAGTAAATCTGGGAATTATGTATGGAATGGGAGTGGCAAAACTTGCAAGTCAGTTGGTTCTTTCTAAAGACGATGCAAAAGCTCTCATGGCTAAGTACCATGAACGTGTACCTTTTGTAAAAACCCTAGCAGAACGTGTGATGCAGAGAGCTGCCAAGCACGGCAAGATTAGGACGATCAAGGGGCGATTGTGCCGATTTGATATGTGGGAGCCACGAAGTTTCGGCTATAACAAGCCTATGAAATGGGAAGATGCAGAACGTGAGTACGGGCCACAGATTCGAAGAGCATTTACATACAAAGCTCTAAATAAATTGATCCAAGGTTCGGCAGCCGACCAGACTAAACAAGCGATGGTGGATTGCTATTCCGAGGGTCTTGTTCCGTTGATCACGGTTCATGATGAATTATGCTTTTCCGTAGACAGCGATATTCAAGCACATAAAATCAAGAAAATTATGGAGACGGGTCTGGAGTTGGCTGTTCCGAGTAAGGTTGACCAGGATCTAAAGAGCAATTGGGGCGAGGTTGATTAACCGCCCTTTCGCCTTGACAACAATCATCGACCACTGAACCACAGACAGAGCATTGGTCGTGACCATGCACATTGATACGATTACTTTCTTGTTGACATTTAGGGCAAATCATCTGCTTGCAAGTGTCTGAGCAAGTGCTTGTGATTGAGGATTTGGATTTACAATTGGATTCGTTGGATCAATCTTTGCTGCTTGGGTTCCTCCAAAAGCAGGAGCAACATTTGGTATTGCAGACCTCACGGGAGCCATTACTTGTTGCATAGATTTCTGAGCTTCTGGAGGTAGTTTTAAAGGACCTTCGTCAGAAGTTACTGCTTGTGTTTCTACTTGAGCTAGAACCGTTTGAAAAGATTGTAGAGCTTGTCCAAGTTTATCTGCCCCTGGTTTTCTACTCGCTAACATTATATCTAAAATAGGGCCACTTCTAAGTGCTCTTGACATCCCTGTGTAAAAAGCCAAAGCCCCTATTGTGTG